TAAATAATCGAGTGAATTCACTCACGTATTAGATGAACTATAAGCACTGCTAAGGAGTGAGGGGGGTTGCGCCACCTCGCGCTTGGCGCGAGGTTTGGCGCGGGCCACAGGGCCCCCCCCCCGATTTCCAAAGGACACGCGGGGCCCACAACTTTGTTTCTAAAAAAACTCTAAACCCATGAACTATTAACTTAAGGGTCCTTCCATACCATCATATGGTTATGTTGCATTTGTACTAAATTAGGCGAGGCATTCCCCGCCGCCGCAAATGCTGTCTGTACCCACCAGACAAAAAACAACTGTCCGTCCTTCGGGTATTCATCGGCTTCTTCGTCGTACACTTGCTGACGGTTAATCTTGATGTATGTTTTCATACGTCTGATATTGCAGCAGTTTCCTTGATATTCATTGACTCCCGGCAAAAGAAATCTCTTTCTTTTAATCACGGCAAAGTCGTCAGAATTAATTGGACGATAAATACTATTCAACCCATTCAGAACAGCAAAAGCAACGGTCCTTGGCCCGGTGATCCCTCTGAAAAACAAATTTCCGTCAATTTGTGGTGCCGTTGGGTTGGCCTTAACGGCCAACGCGTCCGCCGTTTTCGCCACGCACCACACCAGATTGATAGAAACCGCATTCGCCGATGCGTTTCTGAAAACAAAACATGATCTCACTCCTCTGAAATCAACCGTATCCGCAACTCTTTCCGATCGCGTAACGCCAACCGGTATAGGCCCGTTAATCGGCGCCTGATACAAGTTGCCTGCATCGTACAGATCGTCTCCTTGGAACGCAAAGCGTGTCTTCGTTGGTATGAACGTTGTCCGCGGTCTACCAACTTCGGCACGTGCCTTCAGTTTCCACGATCGGCGGGCTCGTCCGCGGGATCGTTTGAATTTCAAAACACGGCGCCGGCCGGTCCGACGGCGCATCCTCGACATGCGCATGCGCTTGGCGGGTCTCATTCGAATTTGAATCGGTCTTGCGGGACTATTCAAATACTCCCGTAACGGTTCAGGCGTTACAAAGTAATAAGGATCGGGTCCCCCGAAGTAGTCCGTGTGACCGGCTGCCTCGTTGTAGTCCGTAAATGCGCGTTTGATTATCTTCTTTACGGGAGTAACATAACGCGACATGTTTTTATGAGAGGAGTGCGGAGACAGTATTACCTCCGCACTTCTCTTCTCATGCTCATAAAATCAAAATGGCTCCGCCTCAATCCCAACGATGGGTGTTAACCCTAAATAACTTCACACCAGATGAACGCGATGCCCTCGTCGCATTAATTCAATCAGACGTTGTTAAATATGGTGTCCTCGGATATGAAACCGGAGAGTCCGGGACTCCGCACATCCAAGGATTCATCATCTTCACTTCGCGCAAGCGACTCACTTCAGTTAAATCCCTCGCTGGTGACCGCTGCCACCTCGAGGTTGCGCGAGGAACAAGCGATCAGGCGGCCAACTACTGTAAGAAGGATGGCGACTTCGTGGAGCACGGCTCCTACGCCGTTGGCCCGGACCAGGGCAAACGCAATGACTGGGAGGAACTTCGGGACTACATCAAACAGTCCGTTTCGCGACCTACCCTTGGAGAACTTTGGGACCACTTCCCTTCCCTCGTCGGACGATATCGCTCGTCCGTTATTCATGCGATTGATGAACTCTATCAACCGCCTTCACGAGAAATTGGACAACTTAGAGATTGGCAGCGAGAACTCGAGTCAGAACTCGATGGAGAGCCAGACGACCGATCCATTCGATTCGTAATTGATCCAGAAGGTAATAACGGAAAAACGTGGTTCATTAAGTACTATATGTTTAAAAATCCTGGCACGTGCCAGATGTTGTCCGTTGGTAAACGAGACGACCTTGCTCACTGTCTTCGCACTGATTCCAGAGTGGTCTTTGTCAATTGTCCTCGAGGATGCATGGAGTACTTGCAGTACAGTTTCTTGGAGTCAGTAAAGGATGGCATGATCTTTTCCCCTAAATATGATTCCATGACTAAACAAATGGAACAACAAGCGCATGTGGTTGTTATGTGCAACGAACTACCCGACTACAACAAACTTTCGCGCGACCGATTCAAAGAAACACTTCTTGGGGACTTAAATATGCCCGAAAACTTAAATAATCGAGTGAATTCACTCACGTATTAGATGAACTATAAGCACTGCTAAGGAGTGAGGGGGGTTGCGCCACCTCGCGCTTGGCGCGAGGTTTGGCGCGGGCCACAGGGCCCCCCCCC